ACTTGCATTATCTCTTGAAATTAAAACAACCCTAAATTTAAAATATCTTGCTTCATATTCACCAATCACAAAACCTCTAAAATCTGTATATGTACTATTATCATCGCTTGTTGCTATTTCTAAATGTGCATTACAATTAGCTGGTGTATCTCCGTCAAAATTTGAACTTGCATCGTCAAAATCACCACTTCTATTATCAAATAAATCATCTGGATTATCTGAGGTTTGTGTTAGTGATGCAGTTATTCTAGCAGTATGTTTCGCACCAATGTCAATTACATTAGCAAATTCATAATTACCACTAGAAAGAAAATCGGCATTTTCTGCACCAGAATCAAAAAACCTTACTGTCTCTGTGTCAAAATCTCCACTTGCTGAATCAAATAATTCCGAACTATCTAGTTCTATTGCACTATCGGATATAACAGTATTTGTTAATGTGCCACTAAATGCTGGGTGTTCTGATTGTGTCGCTATAGCATTAAAATTTAAAGCACTTGTAACATTTGATATTATAGCAGTCGCATTTGAACTAAAGTTTCCCAATTTATCTACTGCTTTTATAAGGTATGTTCCTTGTCTAGCTGGTACTGATATTGAGGTTGCTGGTCTTGATATTTTTTCCACTAAAGCTACTGAATTTTGCCAATCGGCAGTTCCGTCTACTGCTTCAGAAAATCTTAAATTGTAATATGCCAAATCTAAGTCTGTTACTGCCTCCCATGACAAATGTGCTTCTTGTCCAGATACATTACATGAAAAATCTGTTACATCAGAGGGTGGTGCTATTGCTCCTATTATTTTCCTTTGTGCTGAAACATAGGTTGAAGAAATACCAGCAGTACTAACTGCTTTAACTCTAACGTCATAAGTTTGTTGGTCAATTACATTTAAAACTCTGTGATTTAACCCAGAACCTTGTGCATAAATAATAAAATCTGAATCTGTACTTAATTTGTATTCTACCTGATAAAAGTCAATAAATTTATCTGGACTTGCACCAACCGATATGTCTAATGCTACAATCACAGTTCCGTCATTATATTCAATTAACTGGTCTGATAAAGTAACACTTGCTGGTGGTTGTACTACAAATGGGTTCGGTAATGTTGTTGTAGGAATACTTGCAACTTCTACTTGTGTTCCAAATGTGTAGAAACTATCTTGATGTTCTGAACATTGCAAACTTATAGTATGGTCTGCATTAATTGTCATTCCTTGTACTCTAAATGCTTTTGCAGAAAAACTTGGTGTAGCATGGGTTATGTTTACAATATCGCCTACTGCTAATTCTAACGCATTTGCATCAGCAACGAGGGAAACATCTAAACTTGACCTTGACCTCCTTAAAATGATTTCAGCCATTTCTTGGGCTTGATATGGGCTTGTAAACATAGGAAAATCAAACCTACCTTCTAGCAATAATCCTCCGTCTGCAGTTTTCATGGTTGAATGTTGGTCTGCACTTGCCAAACCAGTTTCATCTACTGGTGGAAATTGTGCAGTATCTGACTGATAGTTTTTGCTTGGGTTAGTAAAATTGACAATAACTCTATTATATCTGGAATTTTTACTTTTACTTGCTACAGATATTCCACCAATTATATTGTCCTCTGTAAGGGTTATAGAAGCCGAGCCAGAGGTTTCTACTAAAATATTATATATACCACCAGAAAAGTTTAAAAATGCCCTACAACCTCTTACAAACTCTTTTACATTATCTATTGCTTTTTTGGAAGTATCTACAACAGTATGACTATCCATTAAATCAATGGCACTTGCACCACTAAAAGGTGTGATATTTGTATCACAAACATCTGTGGCAGTTTGCCAATCTGCAAAATTGCTATCAAAATAACTATTAGCTATTCCCATTCCAAATCTTTCGTTTCTCAAATAATCTAATAATTGTAATACTGGGTTGTCTGAATATTCCCAAGTAGAACTTGTGTCGGCTCTATGGCTACCACTACCACCAGTAAGAGTTCCGTCTAAATTTGGATTATATACTTTTTTTCCCTGAACCACTGCCTGAACTGTTGGTAATGAACTAAATTTATCTTGATTCCATTCAAACCTTAATGCCAGATATGCTAATCCTCTTAATCTATGGTTTGAAGTCCATGAACTTAATGTAGAAAGTAATGATGAAGCACTTTGACTATCACTGCCATAATGTGGCTCACAAGTAATTAAACTTGCACCACTATAAAAATTAGCATCGCCACTTCCAACCGTTATTTGTGTATTATCAGCTATGTCTCCAGACCATGTAACTTGATTGTCATTTATGAATATTGCAGTTATATCATTTATTTCGCCCTCACTTAATACAATAGCCATATATAGATATTGATTATCAGTCCCAGAAGTTTCTAAAAAAACTATATTTCCACCTACTTTTCTTGTGCCATAAATAATCGGAATATGTGCATTAGCATTAATTTTATTGACTAATACACCTCTAGCAGTTTGCTCAACTTGGTTTTCCCCATAATCTGGTATTTCTGGCTGGGGTATAAGCCACCCTATAACATCTTCAACGACATTAACGACTACTTCAACAACGTCTTCTACTGCTTCTACTACTGCTTCAAATGGATTACACATTAATTCATTCTCCAGTTTGAACCTAAATTTTGAAAACCAAGCTTTTTAAATACTGGGTCTATATTCATTCCACTTGTTACTGGCAAATAAATTGGTAAATTATCAGATATTTTTTTAATTGTATCGACTAATAATGCAACTAATTTAAAGTTCCTAAAACTTTTTTTAACATATATTGTATGTAAATGAATACATTTACTTTTACTAAACCAATATTCAGTTTTTGCAAATATAGCACAACCTATAACTTGCTCTAAATCTAAATCTTTTACTAAAATTATATTCCCTTTTTGAAGCATATTATTGACAAAGTTTTTTAATTTTGTTGCGTCTACTTCTGGGTAGTTTAATTCTTGCAAATCAACATCTTTAAATTCGTTTAATAAGTCGCATACAACTTGAGTATCTTTTTTTTCAGCATTATACAAATGAACACTCATACCCTACCCCATTTAATATCTTTTACTGTAAGAGCCGAAAACTCCATGCCTTTATCACCACTAAATACTCTTTGTTGCGAATTATCTGTGGTTGTCCTTCCACTTATTTTGCTAAAATTACCCCAATGTGAAGTAACTGTTAAAATTATATTTGCAGTCGTTGTGTTATCAGCTATTTTATATTCATCTATTGTTCCAAAAAATAACAAAAATGGGTCTGCAATTAAAGCCAAATTGCTATCTAAAAACCCTCTATAAATATAAACATTATCATTAATAATATTTTCTGCTAAAGCTACATTGATATATGTCTGGTCTACCCCAGATAAACTTATTGCCAAAGTATTTTTTGTTGGTCTGTTGGTTTCATTTATATTTGTTATGGTTTTAAGATGTCCATTAGATAAATATGTTCTGGAACTGCCAGATACACTTGAAGTAATATTAAAACTTGCATTTGTTAAATAAATTGGTGTGGAAAACCCTATTTCTAATAAAATGACTGGCTCTATAACACCAGTCGCTAGTTCGGTTTTTACTGCACTTGTCAAACCTCTAGCCATTTACAAACTCTCTATTACATCAAACTCGTAACTAAATAATAAATTTCCGTCTTCATCATTTTGTGTGCTTTGAAATTCTTGAACATCACTTGTTAAATAAACTTTAAATGGGACTGAATCATAAGTAACTGAACTATTATTGGTTAATGCAGTCCTTAGTGGTGGTTCTATAGTTACTGTTGAAGCATTACTTGAACTTGTTACATCATCAACAACCATATAAACTTTATCATGTGCAAACTTAATAAAATCTCCAGCTTTTAATCTTCCAGCACCGTCTGAAGCAAATCCGTCTATTGCTATGGTGGTATCGGCTACAGAATGAGCACCATTAACAAGTAATGTGCCAGTTTCGTTTCCTTGAGCATTTAAATATGTTGGCATATTTATTGTAAAATCCTCTTTTCTTGACCTTTGTTTGATTATAAATGCCATTATGGGTGCAAACTCCGACCTTTTCATTGGTGGGTATTGGATTGTAAAACTGAATCTTTGACCTTGTACTTGTCTACGAAATGATTTACCACTATCAGTTTCAGAAAATAAAGTTTTTTGATTACTTTTTAAGTTTATTGCAGTAAATCTTGTGCTAGGTAATGTGCCACTCATATTATTGCCATTTTTCCTTTTTCATTTACTGCAGTATTGATTAAATTAACTATTGTTCCTCTACTGTTTACTAATAATTCATTAAATCCTCTTGCATCTACTGTGCTTATATTGAAATTAACTGTAACTGGTTGTCCAGCCATTCCTAATTTGTCGTTAGGTACAATTGTCCCAGCTTGGTCTGGCACAAATAATTCAGCACCCTTTTCACCAACAATACTTGGTCTGCCTACTGGTGGTCTACCTCCCTTTTCAAAACCTTTTATTTTGTTTAACAACCCCATACCGAAAGCTATAGCACCTCCAACTGCAACTATATTAAAAGGAAATGGAATACTCGCAAATGTTTTTAATGCACCCTCATAAATACTTATAAGAGCTTTTTTAATTGCGTCCATTTTGAACATAGCCAACGATTTTTTAAATGCAAACTGTACTGCTTGACCTATTAACATTTCAACAAAGCTTCTAACAACAAACCTTGCAAAATCTCCAAAATTTGCTTTTCCAGTCATAACAAAATCTGTTAATGTCTTTTTTAATTCTCCAAATGTGTCTTTTCCAATTTCTTTGATTTGAGCTAATCCAGTTTTTTGTGAATCTATAGCATCACTAAATCCAGCTTTAAAAGATTCATAAGCTTGTGTTAATAAACCTACTTCTTCAGTTTGTTTTTGAGTGTTTATAATTATATGCTCTAATGGAACATTAAACATAGCATCTTTTAAACTGTCCATAATAGCAGTTAATTGAGCTATGGCTTTTGCATTTGGCTCTGTTGCACTTTTCATTTGCTTTAAAAGTTCAGACATATCTGCCAAAGATGCTTGTGCTTGTTCTTTTACTTTTTGAAAACCTTTTACTCCAGTATCTTCAAAGGTTTGCAATTCAAGAGTTAAAAGTTCAACTTCGGCTTTAAAATCTTCTACCCCTTTAGGTTTTTCAAACATTTTAAAAAGTTTGTCTAAAGCACCTGTAACTTCAGCAACCCCAACCCCTAAAGCTAATAAAACACCTACAAATGTTCCTCTTCCCATTTTTGAAAAAGCCAACATTCCTAATCTGGCTTTACCAATAGCAACTGCTAAATTTAGAAAAGCTCTTGTAGTTTTAAACACCACAAATGCTATACCCAAAGACTTCAAAATAGCAAAATTTTCATTCAAAAATCTTACTGTATCACCAGCCAACCTTACTGCTTTAGCTAATCCTTTTCCAACACCCTCTGCTATTCTACTTATTAGTTCTTCGTTTTCTTCTAAAGCTTTATCTAAAGCACCAAATTCTGTTTTTAAACCTTTTAAAAAACTTTCAGCTACTATTTTTTGAAAATTGAAGAACTTGTCTCCAATCATGGAAAGAGTTCCCTCTAATGTGTTAGCTAAATCACTTGTTGCACCAGCAAACCTTCCGTTTTTTCCAAAAGCTCTTTCAAATGCTTCGGCAGTTTCTTCAGCAGTAACAGTCGCACCAGCTTTAAATCCTAATAAATCTCTTACACCTCTTTCTCTAAAAATGTCTGCACTAGCAATCCCAGCAGAAAGAGACCTTTGTATTTGTTCGGCAGTAGTTCTAAAATCTAAACCAGTAACTGATGCAACATTTCCAGTAATTTCTAATATTTTTGCTAATTCATTAGCATCTTTGCTTACTACTGCTAAATTACCAGCACCTTGTTGTATTTGCTCCAATGAAAAAGGAACTTTAGAAGCAAATTTTGACATTACATCAAAAGCTTTTGCTCCCTCTTCTACACTACCAAATAGAAATTTTAATCTTACTTGTAATGATTCTACTTGTTTTCCAACATCAATAAAAGATTTTATAGCAACACCAGCACCCAAACCAATTAAAGCATTTTTTAAATTAAATATTGAGCTTTTAAGACTATCAACACCCTTTGTAGCTGATTGCATAGCTTGTCTAGTTTTATCTTTTGCAACTATGTCTATATTTACTTGCTTTGTTGCCACTTAACGTCTTGCCCTTTCTATTCTTTCTTGTCTTTCTCTTTCTTCATTTTGTAGCTCAAAATATGCAATCCATAAATAAAATTCATCGACTGACATCTCTAAAATTTCGGCAACTGTTTTGTGTAGTCTTTCTGCTAAACCAAATATATTATGTAACTCTACATTATTTTTTAGTTTTTTTTATTCTCTTCAATATCTGTCGTTTCAGTTCCCATTATTTTAGTCGCAACTTCAGCAATTATATTTGTATCTGCTTTTGTTTTGAAACTTAAAACATCTGATGCCTTAAACATTTTATCGCCATTTTGGGTTAAAGCTTTTTCAATAATTACATCAATTAAAACTAATAAATCTGTATTTGTTGCACCTTTAAATATCTTTTGTTTCTCAAGCATATTAAAAGGTTTGCAATGTATTGCTTTTTCGCCTACCAAACCCCATTCTGGAACTTCAATAACTTGTATATCTAAAGAACTAAAATGTTCTCTTATACCGTCGAAATAATCAATTTTATGTTCAGTCATGTTTTACAACTTTAAACAGTTCCGACTGTCAATGCTCCATTACCTTGCAATGATACAGTTCTTGTTGTCATACCGTCTAAAGTAACACCCACTGACATTCCCGTAACAATACCAGTACCACTAAAACTTTCATCGCCTGACTCATTACCCTCTGGTAAAAACACAAAAGATAAACTTGAACCTTGTGTTAATGAAGATTGTTGTGTTGAAGTTTCATCGTAGTTCATCTCAATAGATGCAGTAAATGTACCTCTTCCAGCTTTAAATGTTTTCATAGATGCACCAAGTTCTGTGTCTTCTACAACGTCATGTGTAGTATCTATTGTAAACCCAGTAACATTTCCTATTGCAGTTCCACCTACTGTTACAACTCCTTCTTTTCCATGATGACTTGCCATTTAGACCTCCTTTTGCTCTTTTGGTTTTATCACTTCTTCGTTTTTCTTTGTAGCATTTTTTTCATTAGTTTTAAAACCTAATTTTGTATAATGCTCCAAAAAATCTGGTGAAATGGTAATTTCTTCATTACCTTTTTTCATTGTTATGTCTTTTGCCATTATGCACTCCCTCTTGTAAACTCATAAAATACTCTAGCAGTAATTCTTACACCACCATAGGGGTATATTGTACCCTCATCTGTAGAAACTTCAATAATTTGTGTGTCTAAAGCATTTCCATTTCTTGTTACGTCATTATCAAGTGTTTCTTCTATTACCTCGATTAATTGATTTCTTACTGTATCAATATTAGATGTTGTGCCTTTATTAAATGCGACAATTAAAAAATCTATTGTGCCAGTATATGTGCCAGAACCAGTAGCACCTATACTTGATGCTTCTCTTGTTTCATCACCTGATTGTATAAACATAGCTGGAAATTGTGCATCAGATAATTCTTCAACTTCAAATGGTTCTCTAGTTAGTTTTTTAAACTCAATTGGACTGCTAACTGCATCAAGTTTAGTAATTATATCACTTGCTATGTTTTCTCTTTTGCTCATATTCTTAATGCTTTAAAATAAAATTGCGAAAAATCTTTTTGTATTTTAATTTCTTCTTTATTGCCTATAGCAAAAAAAGGTCTAGTTATTTTTCTTTTTCCTACACCAAAAGTATCATGGTATGATGCAATTTTTGCTCTTTCCATATTTGCAAAAAACAATGTGCTTTTTAATGCACCAGTTCTAAAATCTAAACTTCTAAACATCTTCCCAGTATCGGTTAAATCAACAAAACCAGTTTGCCTACCTCTTTTTTTTCTGCTTCTTACTGTAGATTTTGCATAAGGTCTCATTTTACCACCGTCTGGCAACCTACCACTTTGGGTTCTTTTTGTTATCATTAAAATTGCCATATTTGAAACCCTTTTCAAAGCAGTATCAATAACTTGTTTTTGTTTATTAGTTATCCTTTTTAATTCTTTAACAACTTCAATATTATTGATGTTAACTTTAACTTCCATTATCGCACTAAACGTAAATGGTGTATCGGCTCTTTTTCACTATCACTTACTGCACCAGATGAGTCTTCGTCATACTCTACTCCGTCCCTTAAAATAGCTTGAAATTCTTCTTCGTATCTATCTCGGTAAAAATCAATCTGAACTTGGAAAGTATCTTTGCCCTCGCCAGTGTCTGGGTCTCTCCATTTAGTTAATTGAGGATAAACGTATTTCCATAATGCCAAATAAACTACTGCCAATTCAAACTGTGCTGGTGTAAGTTTACTATTCGTCATTTCAACAGATGTAACTTTTGTAATATCCTTATAACGTACTGTGTGCCTATATCTTTCCCACCATTCCTCCCTAATTCGCCTTATAACGTCATTTTCAGCAAATTGTATTTGGTCAACAAAGGTTGTTATTCCAAAACCTACGATATCAGGTTGGATTTTCTGTAAATGTGTATTTTGCACACTAAAAACTGTTGAAGACATTATTTAGCTTTCTTTTTTGATGTTTCTTTTGGTTTTTCTTCTTTCCATTCGGAACTTAATTCATCATTGACTACAGTTTGGTCTTGAGGTTTTTCTGCTACTGGCTCTGCTTTAATTGGCTCTTGCTTTGGTTGAGATTTTTCATCGTAAAGCTTCCACCCTCTTTGCTCCCATATTTTAACATTTGGCTCATATTGTATTTTCATTCTTTCAATAATGTCGCCTTTACCATTTATTAATTTAACCATTTCCATAATTTTAAATCCTTAAATAAAAGGGGAGGTTTCCCTCCCCATTGGGTTTAACTAGCTACTGAATCAGCAGTTAATTTAACTCCATAACTATCGTGAAGTTCACTAACCCCATAAACTGCAGTCGCTACAATTTCATCTGCTCTTAATGAAGCATCTCTTTGAGTTTCTAGCTTAATATCTTGCATCATAGCTAAACCTAAAGCATCTTGAGCAAAAACTGCACCTATACTATCGTCTGAACCGTCTACAGTAATATTTGCAGATTCAAATATTTGTACTCCAGCTATAGTTCCAACAAAACCACTTCTCATAGCTTCGTTTGACAAATCTGTGCTTAAACCAGCAAAAGTATTTGTTAATGATTTTTTAACATTAAAAATTTGCTTTGGGTGAAAAACACCGAAATATGGTGCTGGTACTGAATTTGTTCTTAACTCGGCAGAAGCTTCAAATATATCTTGTACTGTTAACTCTTGTCCAGCACCTCCAGCTTTTTCTGTGGAAAATCCAGTAAAAAGGGCTGATAAATCTGCGTCTATTTTTCTTGCTATTGCTTCCCCAAATAATCTGCCAATGTCTCCAGCAACATTTCGTGATGCTGAATTTCTAGCTAAATCAGTTAATGTGGTCATAATTCCATTTTCTGATGCAGTTATTGTAACAGAACTTGGGTTTACTGCAGTATTTGATAAATCAGAAGCTTCACTTACTGCTGATGCTGATACTGTAGCATAAATCGGTACTTCTACTGATTTTCCACCTCCAGCAATTGTGTAATTTCTAACAAGGTTTCTCATAATTGATTGCTCACTTGCAACAAATAATGCTTCTGCAACTATCTCAGTATATAGTTCTGAAATGGTTGAACTGGTTGTTTCATTTGCCATGTTTCTAACTCCTTATAAATAAAACAAAATTTAAGTTTTTGAATTAATCACATAAGGTTGAGAACGTCTTTGCTTTCTATATTCTGCGTATCGTTCTCGGTCTTTCGGATTATTCATATCTAAATCCTCAATCTTGAAACTGGTGTTGAGTTTACCCTTATCCACATTTGACACCGAGCCAGAGCCACTAGGAGTAGCACTAACAAAGTGTGGGTTCTGTGTTAAAAACTCTTGGACTAATTCGTCAGTCGTTAAAAGTTCCCCATTATTGTTATATCTTGCGATACCATTTTTATCAAGTATTTCTACGTTGCCTGATTCATTTAATTTTATATTTTTATTTAATAATTCAACTACTTGGTCTGGATTTATGGCTTTATGTTTTGATGCTGAGGATAATAAAGACTTATTAATCTTAATATCTCTTAATTGAGCTTCCAACCCAGATTTTTCTTTTTGCCATTCTTGAGTTTTATTTTTTAATATTTCTTCAAATTCACCTTTTTGAATTTTTTGCTTTTCTTCGATTTCTTTTTGCGATTTTACAATATTAATTGCATCGTTTAAATCTTCCACACCTATCTTTCTATTTATAGATGCTCTTTCTTGTTTTAACCTAATATCTACTAATTTATTTAATTCCTCTTGTGTAAATGTCCGACCATTAGTTTTAGGTGTTGGTTTTTTGTTTTCTACGTCATCTTGTAAGTCATTGATATTATTTGTTGTTTCGGAGTTTTTAATATCCGTAGTCTGTTCTACTTTGTTTTCTTCCATTTAATTCTCCATATATGTAATTTATTTATAGCAAACTTTTTTAAAAAAACCAAATTATGTTTAATCTATATCCCATGCTGGGTCTGTCGGAAGCCATGTATGTCTGCATCTGTAACCACCTCTAACTATAAAAGGGTCTCCAGTAGATTTTCCACCCCAGCTTCTTGTGTTCCAAATATCCCTGATTTCTTTTTCATTAAATGTTTTATTTACCATTCCTACACAAAACTCTCTACTATCTCTTACAAGTGTACCAGTATATGTAAAATGTTCTAGCCCAGACTCTTTTGCTTTTGCGACTGTAAATTGACCATGAAACTGCATTACACTATCATGAGCTATTTGCCCAGCATATCTTCTTAAATTATTTCCAGCTCTATCACTTGCATATTGAGTATGTAATTTCCTTACTGCTTCTTCTACTTGTAGTTTTTTAGAAGTATCGTATTTATTTTCATTTATAAAATCTACTAACTCATTAATTTCGTTAATATTTGATTTTTTATAAACCCCGTTAATATGAGCCCTTATGTTACTAACCATATCTTCAAAAGGTCTACCAGCTATTGTGCTTTGGTACACCTCGTCATTAATAATTTTTATAAATCTTTCTGCAATATCTTCAAATCCAGAAAAACTTTGATATTTCAAAGCATTAATGGTTGCGAGGTCTACTTGTGTTAAATTTTTAAATTTATCTGGAATTGGCATTTTTCCAAAGTTATCTAATACCTCTTTTGCTATTTTATTATATTCCTCATTAATAATTAAATCAGCTTCATTTAAAAAATTATTTTGTACTGCTTGTCTAATTTTTGGTTGTAATTGAATAGCTAACCTTTGAGATACCAATTGTCCTTTTGTTGCTCGTGTAACCTCTTTGATTACATCTTCTTCTAATTGATATAATACATTAATTATTCGTTCTTCATGCTGGTCTGCTAATTTTTCTAATATTCTTGACATATCATAATGGAAAGTTTTTTTTCCATGCCCTTATAGACCAATATGCTGGAGATAAAGTTTTTTGCCCTTTTACTTCTTTTAAAACCCCACCCATTCTTGCTAAAAAAGATTTTTGCCTAGCTGGTATATTCTTTTTAATACTCATTCCTCTAGCACCAAAAGTTACTTTTTTAATTCTACCAGTGGATTTATTTTTTACATAAACTCCAAACTTTTTACGTTTGGATTCTGATGTTGATAATCGAAAAGGTTTATTAAGTGTTACTTTTTTTCCTCTATATTCAGCCATATCTTAAATCACTTTCTATGACTACACCTTTACAGACTGGGCATTTATAAACATCTTTTAATTCTGTTGGTTTTAATTCAACTTTGCATCTTTCACATAGTTTAATCATTTTTTCTTTTTTCTTTTACTGGCTCTTGAAATTATGTCTTTATCGAATGTACCACTACGACCACGACTAATAAGTTTGTTTACTCTAGCCATAGCCCATTGATTCATTCCAATTCCTCTCCTACTTCCACCACCTAAAAAAGCACCTTGACCTCTGCGAAAAGAAGCTTTTAAATCTGCTAAATTAAATAATTTAGATTTTTTTGCTTTTGCTTTTAAGCTTTTCAATACAGATGCAGATAAAGGTTTTCTAAATTTACTTGCCATTATGCTTTTGTCCTACTTTTTAGAAGTGATAAAGGTATTTTAGCACCAGAACGATACAAAGAACTTACTTGTTTAATTAAACTTGCTCTTCTTCTTTTTTTAGCACCTTTTAAACCTGATAAATATTTTTTAGGTAATTTTGTTTCTTTATCTTTTGGTACTTTTCGGACTTTACGTTTCTTCTTCGCCAACTGTTTGTCCCTCTATTTCTGTTGTTTGAA